AGGCGTGTCTTGCTTGGCCCATCGGATGGCATTGTGAGCGATTCTTCAGGGCTGGACATAGCGATGCCGCCACCGTCGAACTTCTGCTCCTTCTTGTCGCCAAAACGGGGCTTCTTCGCCAATACCAGCGGGCCGATCTGGATCACCTCTTCAGCGCCAAGGATCGGCTCCATGGTCGTGCGGTCGTAGAAGTAGCCATGGCGCTCGGGGTCATAGCCCACTTGGCGCCAGTCCTTGTGTTTGAGGTACTTCTGGGCGTTCTTGACTGCGGTGGCCTCGTCCATCGGGTTCCATTCACCACGGATCACGGCAAACGGCGCCTTGGCCGTCTCACCCGTTGCGACCTTCAGGGCCTTCTCAGGGGCGCCGATCATAGTGGCGTTCTTCACGGACGACACTGCACCGTAGACAGTGGGCGCGTCCTTGCGGTGGATCGAGTTGACCCACACGCCATGGTCTTTGTAGGCAGGGATGTCGAGGCGCAGGTCGGCCTGCTCACCGGGCGTCATCTCACTGGTTTTGCCGAACATGGCCTTCTTGTTCTCAGTCAGCGCACGCATGGCGTCTTCGGTCGTTGCTGGCGCTGGCACAAAACCGTAAGGCATGACGGGCTTGGCCTTGTTGACCAGTGCGTCGTACTCAGCGGCAGACATCTCGCCACGGGCCACCTTCTGTGCGGCCTCCGTCAGTTCGGGGACGCGCTTGGTCACATCCTTAAAGTTCATGTCGAGGCGGTTCACAGCAGGCATTGCGGCGTCAGCCTCAGCGCTTGCCTTGGCGAGGGCCTTGCCAAGTTTGGCGATGCCACCACCAGCCGCTTTCCACGGCAGGCTCTTGATCTCACCGCCTTGGGCCATCTCGACATCACCCTTGATCACTGACTCAGGAATGACAAACTCAGACCAGTCGTCACCGATCTCGCGACGAACACGGTAGCCCGGCTCATACGGTGTGCGCTTGGCCTTGCCAGTCGCTGGGTCGATCACCTTCTTGCTCAGTGGATTACTTGGGTCTTCACGGACGATGTTCCAGCCATGGCGAGACTTCTCCAGAATCTTGAGCGGAGGCAGGTTGTTCTTGGCGCCATGCTCAGTGAACACATACTGGCCGGGCTTGTACTTGTACTCCCATGAGTCCATCTGCTTCTGCGCTTCGAGGGCGCGGGCGCGGACATTGTCCATCAGGGATGTGTGGAAGTCTTGAACGGTCGTCAGGTCTTTCTCAGCGGTCTGGGGCGCCTTAGCCGCGCCAGCCTCAGTTGCGGCCTTCTGGATCGCCTTTGCGGCCTTGGCCCAGCCACCACCTGCGGCCTTCCATGGCATCGGCTTGATCTCTCCGCCTGCGGCCTTCATGGGCAACTTCTTGAATGCGGCCCCGCCGTCGGCATACTCACCGCCGTAATTCATTGCCCCACTGTCACTGATGTCGGGCGACATATTGTCGATCACGCCACCGTCGGCCATGCCCATATGCTTGGAGATCATGCCATCCAGACGGGACTGGTAGTCGCTTACTGCGCCACCCTTTGCCATACCAATATGCTTGGACAGCATGGCATCGAGGCGGGCCTGATAGTCACCCTTACTCACATTGCCGCCGTCCTTCTTGAGGTAGTTCTTGCCACGCAGGACATCCTCCATCACCTTGCGGGGGTTCTCACCCGTCTGCTCGGCAGTGCGTCGAATCATGCGCTCAAGGTTGTCGATGTAGAGTTCTGGCTTGGTCTTGAGTGCGGTCACATCAGCGGAGCCGTACCAACCTAGGGCCTGCGCCTCTGCCGGACTGATGCCATAGCGTTTAGCGGCGCGTTGCCACAAGTCTTCGAAGCCTGCATACTCTGAACCAGATGGGGCGGCTTCCCAGAAACCGGGGCGCTCCTTTGCCTGCTTCATGCTCATCTTGCCCGACTCGACATCCTTGCGGGGAAAGTGAGTCGCGATCACATTGCCCTCTTCATCCTTCTCGACCAACTTGGACGCCAGCCAGCGGGGATCACCACGCTCGATGATCGGGCCACGCACTGCGTTGACATCCACGGTCACGGGCTTGAGGTTGCCTTGGTAATTGCGGTAGAAGGTGCCCAACTTCTTGTCCGGAGGTAGGGCGCCCTCGATGTCACCAGCGGCGATCTGCTTACCCCGGGAGAAGATGTCACCCTGCGCCAGCGATCCATAGCCGGGCGGCAATTCAATGGCAGTGCCTTTGGGCGCGGCCTCTTTGCCCTTCTTGATCTTGTTGGTCAATAGGAATGCGTCATCAGGCAGTTGGCCTGTCTGGCTCAGGTGCCAAAGGTAACTGCCCATTTTGTTCTGTTGGTCGACCGGGTTGCGCTGTGACGCCGAGGCCATCTGGGCGAGGAAGGTATCGAACTCCTTCTGGCTCATGCCGATGTCCATGGCGACCTGTCTGAGCGGCTCTGTGCCGTACCACTCGGTCATGCCGAGGTCTTGGCCCTTCTCGATCAGCGTGTTGACCTTCTTGCGTGCGGTCGGGCTGTCAAGCAGGTCTTGCATCCGGGGTGTGTACTTAGGTGACTTACCTTCAGCGCGGGCCTTGTCAACCATCGGCATCCGGGGCAGGTCTTTCTGCTCAACGCCGGGTGTGTACATCCCTTGTGAGCGAGGCATCAGTGGCAGGCCAGTGCCCTTCGGTGTGGTTGCTGGCGCTTGCTTAGACTTGAGGATGGCCTCCATCTTAGGGGCGTCTTCTGCGGCTTTCTGTGCGGCCATTGCGGCCTCGGCCTCTTGCCCCGCTTTGGCAAACGCCTCAGCGAATTTCTTACCAGCCTTTTTGTAGTCCGCCATGTTTTATCCCTTCACGCCGCGTATGGATTGACGCGCTTAGGCATAGCGTCAAAGTAGTCATCATCATCATCATAACGAGGCTCTGGGTTGATGTCGAGATAACCGATGTCCTTCAGCAATCGAATCGCTTGCGTCGTGCTGTCGACATAGTCGTCATGCGATGAGTCAGGGAACGAACACAACTGGCTCAGGAACCCTTCGGCCCAGTCCTTCACATAACCCTTGCGGACACCTGACTCAGGCAACCAGACGCGCCCGGTCGTGAAGATGGATGCAGTGATCTGGAGGCGGGTCATCTTGTCGGCATTGCCCGGGTTCCATGGCCGGACAGGCAGGTGCATCTGGCGGAGTTCCTGCACCAGTGAGATACCTGCGGCCTTGTCCTCCACGAGGATCAGGTCAGGGCGCTTGGCGTCCTTGCCTTCACCATAGGACACACGCCACTCATCCAGCACCTTGGGCTTGAGTTGAGGGAAGGTCAGGTGTTCGGCCCAGCAGTCAATCAGCAGGACGGACATCGGGCCATCCATGGGCTTGAACACGCCCCATGTCGTCATGGCGGTCGGGTCGTTGTGGGTCTTGTCAGTGAAGGCGCAGTCATACGACTGGATGATGTACTCAAACTTGGGGAACGCCTTGTCAGCGGGCCAGAGTTTGAACATATCGCGGGAAACCACCTTGCCGTCTTCGAGGTCGACAATCTCGCCCAAAACCTCTTGCTGGTACAACTTCGATCCCTTGTACTGCTCCAACTGCTTCTGGAAGGTTGCGGCAAGGTTCTCTTTGTTCTCGTAGGTGCTGGCGCGGTCGATCACCACATCGTCACCCTCGCGCCCGACGAGGTCGAGGATCAAGTCCTTGGGGCGCGGCGTAGTCGTCACAATGACCTTGGGCGCGTCACCCAGACGCAGGCCGAACATCATCATGTCCCACGCCTCTTGGATGTAGTGGAATGCGGCCAACTCATCACACCATGCAAAGTGGAACTGAGGGCCGCGCAGGCGCTCGTATGAGTCGGCTGAGATGCCCCGGATGCTGGAGCCGTTGATCAACTTGATGTGATGGTCTTGCTTGTTGTAGTCGGCGATCAACTCTTGAGGGATCACAGAGAGCAATCCGGACTGGCCGTCAAAGCAGGTGAACTTTAAGTCATTGCTGGTTGGGGCCAGCACCAGACAGCGGGCGCCGGGCGTGATCCATGCCCACCACCATAGAGCCTCTGCCGCCGATCTAGTCTTGCCCGCTCCTCGCCCAGCCAGCATGAGCCAGCATAGGTAGTCCATCTCCAGCGGTGGCGGTATCTGGTATCTGTGGGCACTGGCAACCCACTCAGCGTGGGCCAAGACGGCGATCTGATTCTCGGGCGACTCAGCGTCAAACTCCCGGGCTAGGTCTTCGTCTAGGTGTTCAGCCAGCACGCTTTGCCATCTCCATGTTCTTGATCAACTCGAACAGGCGGGATGACCCGGTGTCCTCTGTCTTGATTGGGGGCGCGTCACCGTCTCCGCCCAGCGCGATCTTGTCGCCGTACTTCTTGGGCTTGAGTTTCATGGCCGTCCACTTGCGGGCGTCGATCCGGTTCTTCTGCCATTGCAGGAAGGCGCCGTCCAGTTTGTGTTCGATCAGGGCGCCCGTCTTCTTGTCGGTCACCGCAATGATCTCAGGCTGTTCGTCAGCGATGGCGATAATTTCGTCAGCCAGCGTGTCGGCCTGCTCTTCGCGTGCGCGTGCGTACTGGTCGGCGAAAGAGGGGTGGCGCAACAACCAATCGTAAACCGTCGACCTATCTGGCATCCCTGCGTCCTTCACTATCTCCCTAAGACTCTCTCCCTCTGCTATCCGGATACAGATGACAGAAGCGATGTGTTCGTTGTAGGTGGTAGGAGCGCCAATAGGGTTCTTTTTGGGGGCTTGGGCGGGTTTTTGGGCGGCGCTGGTACTTCCGCCTGTCTTGGCGGGTTTCACGGCCTTGGTGGCCTTCTTACGCGGCTTGGCGATAGTTTCAGGCATTACCCCTAATCCCCTTGAAAGTGAATGCGGTTTAGTGTAATCGATTCGCTTTCAATACGCTAGGGTTTTGTCCCGGGCTTACGGTGCCGGGTAACCGTGCGAGGGTTTAGTTCGCGGGTGATTCGCTGTGTTCGATCAGTTCTTGCTGTTCAGGCGCGTTGTACTGTTCAATTTCGATTCCGCTTGTCAGTGCCTTGACCAGATCATCCTGCGATGCCACGCGGACGGTAAGCATAGTGTTTGCCACATGACTCACTGCCTGCTGGCGCAAAGATGCCTTGATCAGGCGAACTTTGTTGTCGGGCGTACCGACCAAATAAATTCTCTGCTGGGCCATTGCCGCTCCAATGTTTTATTAGGTTTATTGTAACTCAGATTTTAACACAACCACCACAAAAAGGAAGACCCGCATCGTGTGCGGGCCTCCGGTGTTGGTAGAGGGTCACCACCCCTTGAGTAACCGACTCGGTTTGAGTTCGCTACCTGTTCGCTATACATTCGCTTTTTAGATAAAGCAAATCATAACCACGAACAGCGTAAATGCCAACCCCACGAGGATTTTTTCCAACAGGGTCTCCTCCTGCCAGCCACGCTGACTGGGAAGGTCTTTCATCATGTCGTCAATCTCTTGTTTAGTCATTGCCATCTCCAATTGAGTAGAACCAGAACGCAGAGCGCCAGCACAGCCAAAACGCTCCACACGAAGTACAACTGCCAAACCGATGTGCCCCTCATACCCAGATCACCCGCTCTTGTTTGATTGGCCGCTCGATAACCGGGGCAGGTTCTTCCTGAGCGCAGATCACAACCACCGCGCCCCAGAATAGGGTGAGCGCCAGCACAATCCCGAAGGCTTGCGTGGTGTGGCTCACTTGACCTCCTCCACCGTTACGCGGTACTGCTTGCCAAAGCGATCCTCGACCATGATGGTCTTCTTGGTCGACTGGAAGGAGCCGTCCTCGCCGAGGTCGTACTGGGGGCGGCTGACGCTGGCAAGCATCTTCTCGGTGTCATTAGCCTTGAGTTCCTTGCTGATAACCCGAGCGATGTAATCGCAGTAGGCCAGCAGGCTATTGGGGCGGCTGAAAGCCGGGTGGTCAAAGAACTGCTTGACGATGGTGTCCATAGTTTCGAAGTGGGTCATGTTGATCTCCTTGGGTTGAATTAGGCTACTGCCTTGGGCTGAGGGAGTTGGGCGAACTCCTCAAGGGACACGATGCGAACGGTGCCCTTATCCAAGGCAAGGTTCCAACGCTTGGCGTACACAAACTTGACGGCCTGCGTCAAAGTGCAAGGGACAGTCTTGTCTGTCCATGTGTTGTCGTAGTCACTATGCATTACGACTACAAAATCTTTTTTCCATGATGTGCTTTTCATTTCGCTTTCCTTCGCTGTTACCTGCTTATTGCAGTGAGATTAGTATAACTCAAAATTAAACATTGTCAAAGTATTTTTATAGGTGCTTTCCCTAATAAAAAAAGGGGCCGAAGCCCCCTGCCTTACGCGGCCACCAATTCCTCGATGTCCACGGCGCCCTGCTTGAGTTGGGCCAAGCCGTCAGCCAGCGTCCAGAGGGCGCGGTTCAACTTGACATTCTCATTGACGCCGCCGACAGCGCGGGTGGACATACGGCGACCAGTCGCGGAGCGGCCAGCCACACCACCCTTGATCATGTTCTCCTGCACCCGGTTAAAGGTTGTCCAGAGGTCGGTCTTGTTGTCGGCCCAGCGGCGGGCACGCAGGATGCGGTCAGCCTCAACAGGGGCCTTGTCGTCCCAGCGCAATTGCAGGGCCGCATTAGCGAACAGGGACTGCTCTTCTGGCTTGAGTTCGATGGCCTTGTAGGTCTCGATGCGGGAGCCGATCTCCTCGACATTGTCCAGAACGCGGAACGAACCCTCGATCACATCGTCGATCACATTGCCGGAGTGACGCACGCGGATGTCGTTGCAGATGTCGCCAGCGATCAGGCCGTTGGAGCAAACCATGCGAAAGAACCCGGCCAGCAACTGGTAGGACGAAGAGCCGTCATGGCTATTGATCAGCACGATCTCAGGAACTTCTTCGCCTACAGCGGCCTCGATGCTAGTGGCGTGACGCAGACGCACCATGTGCTTGGTGAACTCGCGGCGGGACTGATCCTTGACGCGGGTCTGACGAACCTCGAAAGGCTGGAAGCCTTCGTTGCGCAGGCCATCAAGAACATTGATGGTAGGGATGAAGGTGTAACGCTCACCACGGGACTCGTGGGCAGTCTCAGCCAACACGCTTGGGGCGTACTGGGCAATTTGCTCGTTGCTCAAAGGAGCGTTAGAGCGGAAAGATGTCTGGTTTGCAGAACGGGCATATTGGTACATGGTTTAACTCGCTTTCATTTGTTTGCCTGACCACACCATGCGGTCAGTGATGGTAGTTTAACACTGTCTTAAACCTTGTCAACAGGTTTTTGAGATTTATTTGTAGGGACTTTCCCTAATGCCTTCCGGGCCTCGATTTCTCGCTGAAGGATGTGCCAGAAGGGCGACTTGATGGGGTTCACTTGGCCTCCATCTTCAGGTGCGCCAGCAGTTCATGCAGGACGAACTCCTTGCTGGGGTACGCCTCGATGTACCGCTCGATCTCGGTCACGATGTAATCGCACCCGGCCTCGAAGCCTTTGATGTACTGCACATCTTCCGGGGTATACGGTTTGGTCATTTCTTTTTCTCCTGTAGGTTGGCCCAGCGGAACTGGTCGGACATCATCTCGTCAAAGTCAAAGTGCTTGCCAAAGCAACTGCGGAACGAGACCTCTTCCGACTCAAAGCCCCACACCTTGTTATCGTAAATGTGAACGGCGGAAGGCATCGTGGTAACACCGTTAATGAAGTCTTGGCCCTTGAGCGTTACACGCCACACACCGGAGCGCTTGGCCTGTGAATCAATCAAGGCCCAATGCTCCAGCAGTGGGTAAGTCTTGCTCTTGAGCAGCCACCGGGGCGCCGTGTTCTGCACATCGACCCAGCCGTCCTCGTCACCGTTGATTGAAATCCAGCGCAGGCACAACGCGAGGTGCTGGC